AAACACTCCGAGTAGTGCTGGTAATATTTGTCGAAACTTTCTTTAGTGTACTGGGATTCCTTCCAAAAGTCAATGAGAAGTGTGGTCCTTGGGCCAGGATTGTGGTTGAATCCGTTGTGTAGTTGCAGTCCTGGCTGGAAAACGTATGCCTCACCGGTTTTCCAGGTCATTAGTTCTTGTTTTCCAGTCTCGAGATTCTTAACCCACATTCCGCTCTGGTCTCCACCACCATCATCCAGGCACATCTGGTATCTCCATCCTCCCTCGTTGTCCGTGTGGTTGCCGATCTTGGTTTTGGGACCAACGGTCATTATGGCCACGTTGGTCTTGTATGGGAATTTCCTCAGTATGGAGTACAGCATGGGATAGTCGTTGAACGACTGTCCCTCGTGATCACCAGACTGTATGCCCAGCGCACGCCATTCGCCACTGACGTAGTCTCCGGACCTGTCATCGAAGTCCTCTGGCAGTCCTCGGACGCTGTCAGAGAAGTCCTCTGGGTCTAGGAATGTCTTGTTGGGCTGAGAGTCGAACTCGTGTTTTATGTCTTGCCAGTGTTTGTCTAGTTGTCGGAAGCATTCGCCCTGTTGGCCGTGGTAGAAACTGTTATCAAGCATTCAGTATATTAACATTTTTACCATGAATCTGTCTATCATGATCTCGCCAATTGCTGAATATTCCCTCGCCGTGGTTGATAAGTTCTTCCTGTTCGCTCAGTTCGAAGTAGTCTGTGAATTCCGTACCGTTGATTATGATTCTCCTGTGCTCTGATCCAAAAACGTACACGATGTGTTCGTCATTGCCCAGCGCGACACCATGTTCACTGTCCTCTACACGTGTCCATTTACCATTCTCTTTGACCATGTGCGTGCCGGAAACCTTTATCCCTTTGTAGTCATACAGGTTGTCTATGAGGAATTTACCTGTGGCGAAAACAAAACCACCCACTGCTACTTCGTCTCGTATGTCTACCTGTTCAACCGGTTTGTGTGATCCATCCGCCATGGTTATCATTGTGCCCGCTATGAAACAACCACCACCAGTTCCACCGCCTCCAGAGCTGGAACTACCAGACGAGTCTCCAAACCCTGCCGCAGTTGATATGAAATTGACACCTGAGTTGAACATTGCCTTCCATACGCCGCCAACTTTGTAGTATGCCGCTGTGATGCTCTTCCAAGAACCCGCAACCTTGGTGTACATGTCACTGATGCTCTTCCATGTGCCTGAAACTTTGTAGTTGGCCTGCACACCTATGTTGAATACCACTACTGCCCTGCCGTTTGCTCCTGATCTTCCCGCGCGACCAGCCACTGCTACTCCTGATCTATAATATTGTGAACCCGTGCCGCCTGGTGTGATGCCTGATCCGTTTGATGACGTACCGCCTGCGGCGTTATTGGAACCGGAGCGACCACCTGTTCCGCCGTTGTCTCCCGATCCTGCGTTTCCTGATCTACCACCGTCGACTCCACCGCCACCGGCTCCACCACCACCACCGTCTCCGGAGTGGTTCTTACCATTCTCTCCTAGTGTTCCTGGAGAGTTCGATGTAGCTGAATTTGTGTTGATGCCCGCCGTACCGTTTGAGGCTATACCGGCTCCGCCGCCGCCGCCTCCGCCGCCGGCCACCGCGATGTCTGTTCCACCTATCTGTACCACCGTGGCTCCACCGCCGCCACCACCTGATCCTGAAAAGCCCGACGGACCAGAGCGACCACCTGTTCCTCCTGAGTAGCCCGTGATACTCTTGCCGTTGGCTCCACCAGGTGTATTACTGCCATTTCCACCACCTCCGGCACCGCCTCCCACTGCGATGTTCATAGTCTGTCCTATCTGCGCTGATGATATTGAAATTGATGTTTTTGTCACATAGTGTCCGGCCGCTCCCGATCCACCTGGACCTCCTTGGTCTCCTCCACCACCGCCGCCGGCGCCACCCCAAAGGTGCACGTCTATTGACTGTGTACCTGGTGGTACAGTGGCCTGCTGAAGTGTGCCTGTGTAGTTGAATGTCTTGACGACTGTGGCCATGGGATTATGCCTCCCTTACGAACCAGAAGTCTCCGTCACTGCCTTGACCACTTGTTGGTGCAACAGTTGATACAGTCTTCTCTGAACCACCCCATTGGTCTCCGAAAGTGGCCACCTGTGCGATGGTTGGCACCGTTTCTCTAGAATCTGTTGGTGTTATTGCCGAACCTGGTGTTGCTACGGTCAACGAATCTAAAGTCAATCCACCTGTTGATGATGACTTCAGTGTAGTAGAGTGATTCGCCGCACCATCATCTGTGGTGTCCGCCAATCTAATTATCTGTGAGTACGTGGCGTTCTCTCCAGCTTCCCAGTAGTTGGCTGTCACATTGTATTTCAATCTTGCGTCGTCGGTGTCTGATGTTTCCACTATAATTCCTGAATCTGTTTCGGAATTCCCTGTGTTTAATTTGATGAAAGCGTCATTCACTATGTTGATCTCGCTCGAACTGTTCTCAAATTCTCCAGTGATTGTAAGATTACCTGTAACTGTGGTGTTTCCTGTAAGTGTTATATCACCTGTTGCTCCTGTGAAAACGAGTGGTGTTTTTGTCACGCCACCATCATTGATTGTGAAACTAAGATCCTTGTCCTGTGATGTCTGCGCTATAGTTACATCATTGCTTGAAACAGAGATGGTCAATTCCTGTGCGTCACCTAAAATTATACCCGTGTCATTGTCTATGGTCAATGCGCCGGCCATGGTGTCTGATGTGTTTGATCTTAAGAAATTGGCACCACCCTGTAGGGCCTCGCCCGGTGATGTGGCATTCGTGGTGTCTGTTGTGTCCAAAGTTGCGGCCTGTGTGCTCGAACCTTCGAACACTGCGCCCAGTGTGGAATTCAAAGTCAGACCCGCTCTTATCTCAGCGAAGCCTGATTGTGAGGCACTCGGTGTGAAGGTCTCTTTGGAGAGTATCGCCACTCTTGTGTTGCCCACGTACATCGAAGAAACAACCTTGTTTCCTCCCGCGCTGGCCAGTGTTTCTATCTTCCAACCTGATTCTGTCTGCCCCGCCGTGAATGCTGGACCAATCAGTTCCCAACCTGAGTTGGTTTGGTGTGATCTTGTGTCGCCTGTGTACACGAACACCTGATCGTTTGTGGTGTCTAACCATAGGTCGCCTGTCGATGGTGATGTTGGAATGATTGAATCAGCCTTGGCGCCTCCTGTGGGCTTGAAACTTGTTCCATCGTAAACTTTTATCTGATTTGTGGTCGTGTCGAACCATAGTTCACCCCTGAGAGGTGCGCTTGGTGCCGATGTCGATGCGGCGTTCTCCAACAGTTTGACTAGGTTCTCGTTTAGGCCTTCACCGAAACCTGAGTATGATTTACCAAACAACTGCAACGACGTGGTGTTGTCCACCGTTCCGTCTGTGATCGTTGTTACTACTGTGCCGTCTGTTTTGTTGATTGTGTACGCCATTTGCTTATATTTAGCACCTTCCCACCACTATATTAATAGTGCCTATTTCATCAGAATCGTAGTCTTCCAGTGCTTTTCCTATGACCTCTCCCACCTGCGGATCGTGTGTCTTCTTGGCAACGCCGTTGTGTGTCGGATGCGATGACAACATGTCACCCTTGTTTATGTGTCCCACAACCTTGCATTTGACCTTTCCCGCGAGTGCTACAGGCAAACCTGTCGCTTCCGAATTCATTAGGTAGGCCGGGTTATCACTGATTACTCCGGCTACTCTTATGTCATTGCCTTCTTTGGAGATCGTTATTTCTTTTTCACCGCCGAATATAACGACCGTGCCCACATCGTATTCAGCATCTGATTCATAGATCTCCGCCAAGTCAGCGTACCGTGCCGAACTGGCTGTAGTGGTCAGCACATTGGTGCTTGGGTTGTATGACAGGCTGGTGTCCGTCTCTATGCCCTGTGTGCCGATTGCTCCGTCAACAAATGTGAGGTATACGGTCTCGTTGGCTGAGTTGTTGGCTGATACCGTGACGTTGGTTGCCTCTGTGGCTGTGTCCGCATTGCCGACCAAAGTTCCTCCCAACACATTGGTGGAAGAATTTAGTGTTATTCCCTGCTGTATGGTCGAAAATCCAGAGATAGATACCTTGGGTGTAAAACTGTTGCCTGATATTATGGCAATAAGCACATCGTCGTTGTACCATTTTGTTATGTCCTGTGAGGCGTCGGTGGAATCCAGGATGGTTTCAAACTCAAAACCATTCTTTGTGCCTGTGGAGGCGGGAGGTCCCACTAATATGGAACTGCTACCGTTGTAGAAGTACAGTTGTCCGGTGTCCGAGTCGATCCATAGGTCTCCTTGATTTATGGCACTGGGTTGCGTCGCCTGGTATGGCACGTTACCACCAGACGGAACAAAGTCTGCGCCAGTGTACACCTTGAGCCTGTTGTTGGCACTGTCAAACCACAACTGTCCTTTTATGGGTTTGGTGGGTGCGGTGCTGTTTGAAAAATTTTCCAACAGGTGCAGGAAGTTTTCCGCTATGGCTTCTCCATAACCCGCATAGCCCTTGCCTATGAAACTCAAGTCTGTCTGTGTGTTGATCACCCCATCTTGTACAGTGTACTGGTTTGGTGATGCTGTGTTGTCGGTTTTGTTTACGATGTATGCCATACTCTAGTATCCTGTGTTCGCACCCGACGTGGTTCCGCTTACGGTGTTAGACGTGGTAAGCGCGGTCGCACTGGTCTCTGTGAAAGTTGTCAAACTCTGTATCCTCAAGGTGTAATCAATCTGTATCAATCTGTTCAATGACTTCTGTACCGGATGGAATATCACGTGAGTCAACAACTTGTTGGTAGAACCGTTCTCTGTGCCCTCCCAACTTTTTAGACCCAGCTCATCGAACACATAGTCGCCATTGAAATCCGTGGTGTTGTCAAAAGCGGCCTGTCCGGTTGGTTCACCGTAGTCCAGTGTGCAGGTGCACACTATGTCGGTGTATTTGTTTCCCGCGGTGTGTCTGATCTCCATCTTGTTACGCGTGGTGTCCTTGTTGGTTGCTGAATTGTCGTCTATGACTTTGTAGTATGTCTGGTTGTAAAGGCTCGCATTGGTTCCTGTGGAATTTGGGGTCAAATATGTTATTATCCCCGTGGGGTCAACACTGGTCCCACCATTGCCAAAAGCCATCTCATGGACAAAACCGTTGCTCTTGTTGGCCAGTGAATTGGCCAACGCCTGCGACATGTTCTCGTAGTGTATGGCGTTCCTCTTGTCAACTATAACTTCGCCTGTTTCAGGGTCAAAGATCTTGATGTGTCCTGTCATCATCACACCCGTGTTGTCCTGTGGCTTCTTTTGTTCTTGTTTTTTAGATTCTTGTGATTTGTCTTGCTGTGTCATCTAGTGTATTTATTCAGGTGCATTTGTGGGCTCACTCGCTATGAATTGAGCTGGTTGAGTCGTAGAGGCCTGTAATCCCTTGCCGTCTGCTGGATTACCATCTGCGCCCGTGTACCAGACCTGTCCTTTCTTGTGTAATATCTTGATCTGTGTTCCCAGAGCAGGTGCCGTGCTCAACGTAACTGCCGTCGTGCTTCCGTCCACAGAGTAGTTTATGGTTGATCCATCCTCGCTGGTGAGCAACAATCGTTGGCCACCAATGAATATGTCTAACTCGCCAGCGTTGGATGGTGCTTGTGATAGTGCGAACGTCACCGTACTGCCATCACCGGTGAAGGTGTTGGTGTAAACTGTGTCCGCGTAAGGGACGGTTTGAGTACCAGACGCGTCTACCACTTCCGTGCCTGATCCGTGCTCCTTAATTCCTGTTCCCAGGGTTCCACGTCTCAACTGACCCAACGTGTTGCCTGATTTAGTGAAGTATTCTATTCTTTCCTTGTCAACGAAGATCACACCCGGCGTGTTGCTGGCTATGTCTGGTGTGCCCAGCACCGAACCGTCTTCCACCGTTATGGTCTGTGTGCCCTCCGTCATGTCGATAGTCAATTTTGTCGTCGCTGTCTTGCTGATACGTTTGTAGAATGTCCTGTTCAGCATGTCCTTGAATATCCTGAATCCTGTGGCCCCCACTGCTGATTCCAGTGCGAAATACATCACGTCAATCCTGTCTGATGCTGTGATCGTCTTACCAACTATGGTCAATGTGGTGTCTGACACTGTGTAGTCATACTGTTGTGTAAGTTGCTCGCCGTTCAACCAAACGTATGTGTGGGTAGCATTGAGTGGCGCGAACCTCAAAGCGAACACTCCTCCCGACCTGCCCTCCAGCACTTCACGTCTCTGTTTCATGCCCAGTGCGTTGTTGAATGTGGTCACTGATAACACATCGCCTGCGGTCAATGAGTATGGAGAAGTTATGGCACTTGGTTTGAAAATTATGTCGGTGCCTTCGTTGAAATAGTGATTGTCCACAAGCGTTGATATGCAGATCACATCAGTTGCTGTTGGAACGGCTCCAGACACGAATTCTATGTTCTGGTTTCCAGTGTCCACCGTGTAGTGGGTGTTGAGATCTTTCTTGGTCCCGTTGACATAAACTTCCACCTGTGCGGCAGATGTTATCGTCTTGGCAGGATCAACCGTTGACCCATCACCCAGACCGGATGCCACACCGTATGTGTAAGTGCTACCATCACCGAGGTAGTAGGTGTTGTCTGGACCACGCAACATCCTTCCATTGACTTCCACCATGGTCAGACCAGAGAATGGTCCTATCGCTCCCGGCGGATAAGTCAACGTGTATCTGTTGGTAGATCCATCATAGGTGATGGTTTCGCTCCTGATTGAAGCGTAACTCCTAGTGGACGTAGTGGACTTGTTGAACCCTGCTATCTGTATGTACTCGCCTGAAGCAGGTGCTGTAGTGAATGTCACTGTGATCGTGTTTGCTGTCGTTGTTGTGGTGTACGCAGTTGTGGGAACTCCATCGATGGTTATGTACATGTCGCTCGACGTGGAGTCTAGATTGAATTCGCCCCTGGTAGATGTCGTGAACACTGATGTTGAACCATCTCCTGTGAATGTGTCGAGAACCCTGTAGTTTTCTCCAGATATCGCAAACACTTTTGTCGATATCACCGACATAGACGATGGTGCTGACACGAATGTTATGGTCTTGTTGGCCACGTCAACCGAGTAGTCAGTGGTCAGTTTCTTGATCACACCATCCACTGTGACCGTGACTGATCCCAGTGTTCCTGGGAAGTCACCTATTGCGTACTCCGTGGTGTTGCCGTCACCCCTGTAGTTCTTCTCTGTGATAAAGGGCACTCCCGACTCAGGTGACGTGTACACCTTGATGTCTAGCGTGTCGAACAGTTGCCCTGGCACCGTCTCCTCTGGTGCGTAACTGGTGTCTGGGTTGACGAAATCATCACCCTCTAGTATGATGTCGCTGGGTGCGTAACCCAACGCGGAACCGAACAGTCCGCCCTGCACAATACTGTCAAGCGTCCTGTCGTCTGTTGCTGTAAGCACACCGTCGTCGTCGAAAGGTATGAATTCAACCAGGGCGTTTGCGTCTGGCGTTTCACTCAAAGTGAATGCGGTGGTCGATCCGTCTCCCCTTATCACATCATCTAATTTCCTCCTGGTGCTGTCATCGGCGGTTATGTAGACCTGGTACACGTCGGACGTGGTTGGAGCGGTAGCGAATGTGTAAGTGGATGTGGAACCATCGGCCCTGAAAGGTATAATTCTGGAATTTCCATAGTTGTCCCATGGGAAATCGTACCAACCCGACCTGTCCCAACCCTGTTCCTGTGAGAAAAGCAGTCCTGTGACCACTGTTCCGCCATAGTCAACACCGGTCATCACTTGGTCTAATTCATTGCCTGGCATTCCCGAACCTGGTGTGTAGAAACCTTTGGTCCTGTCTGCCGCCGTCAGTCCTGTCTCGTCACCGTAAACCTTGTATAGATCTCCTATGTTGTCATCAAAGTCCGTTGTGGAAGTGAAGGCACTGGTGGCTTTGTAAAGTTCATTGTTGTATCTAATCAAGGCGTTGTACGCATAACTTGTAGATGCAGTCCACTCTTGTACCCTAGATGTGCTAGACACCCTGTCAAACTTGATGGTCGTGTCGAAATCCCTCACAAGATCATTGTTTAGATTTGCATAGGCTTTGGCCGTGTCTGCAGGTGTTGAACCGTCTGTCCTTCCTCCTGAGATTATAACTGTCGGTGTCGCTGTGTAGTTGGCTCCCACTCCGGTCACGGTTATCCTTGTGACCGCACCATTCTGTACAGTTGCCGTGGCAGTGGCCGCCGTCGTGCGTGGTGTGACGTACATTTTGAATGCTCCTGACTTGTCGCCCTGCGCTTCTCTGGTCGTTGCTGTTGGACCATAGAACGTTCCTGAGTAACCGTCGAAAGTGTACGACTTCATTGTGCCAGATCCACCATTCTGTGAGTCATATATTTCGGCCTGCTTCTCGCTAGTGAACAATGGGTAGTAATATCCAAACGAACCGCTTGTGGCACCTGATGTGCTGGTGGCCTGTATCTGGAAAGGACCTGTTGATCCTGTTGTACCGCCTAAAACAGTGACGGTTGGTGTGGTCTGATAACCACTACCTCCGTGCGTGACCGTGATTGACTGCACATACTTCTTGTGGTAATTGTACCACATCTGCCACGGATACTGTGTGATGAGTTCTGTATCACTGCACTCACCACTGCTGTCTACGTTGAGTGATCTTATCTTGCCTGATACCGGACAGAAAAATGGTGGATTATCGAAGTCAGTGAATATACCGTCCTGTGTCTCTGAGGACGTGTATCCCAGTTTGTATTCCCGTATCTTGGTGTGGAATGGTTTGACTTCATTGATGTAATCTTCTATCCATGCGTCGGTGCCGGTTGTGTATGACTTACGTTGATCGAGTGATCTTACACTGTTTTTGGCATTGATGAAACTGGTCTTGAACATCCAATCAACATATGTCTGTTCTGACAGTACACGTCGTAAACCAGTGAAAAACAGTGTGTTGTACTCTTGCGCCAGATCGTTGATGAACAGGTCATCCCTGATGGCTGTCAATATCTTCCTGGTCTCTATCCTGGGCTCTTGGTCAAAACGGTTGTCATCGAAAGTGTCTTCGCCAGCGAAACCTGTGGCATCCTGCGAGTAGTCATAGAGTTTTGTGGACAATCTTATGGTGCCATTCTCCGTGCCAACCAATTCCCATCCGGAGGCCGTCCTCATGAACAGTTTCCAACCACCAGTGTCAGCTGATGTGACTTTGACATGAGAACCTATTTCCAGTTCCAATGAGTCCAGTTCGTATTGGAAAGTAACTTGCTTGTCTATGGTTGTGTTCTCATCGTGAATCATGTCACCGTCCGTTTTGTACCAGTCTGTGTAACTCCAGTAGACTGATGTGTTGTAGGTCTGGATCTTGGTCCTTGAAAATTCGGTGCCATCCCATTGGTATATGGACCAGAAGTTGTTGGCCGTCTCGTCCGACCTCACGAGGTAATTCACAGTTCCTGATAGGTCCGAGGTGTTGATGTACGTGAGCTCGGCGTAGGTGTCCACCACCGCGTCCCACTCCCCACTCTGTGCCGTGGGCTCTGGTTGTTTTGAATCGAGATTGGTGAGGTTTATCTGTCCCACCAGCTGGTTCTTTTTCAACACAGAGTTGGTGTAGTCGATGATCTCCTTGAGTGCCCCAAACCTATCCACGTACCAGCTCTGTCTAGGTCTAACAGAGTTTCCATATTTCTCATTGACTGACAGATTCACGTCTGGGACCAAATCTCCCGCCTCGTTGGAACCTATCAGCGAGTCCCACCAACGCTGTTCAATCTGCGTTCCTGGCCTGTAGTCCTTGTCGCCTTCGCGGGCCAATTTCCAGACCGAGTGAGAATCTCCCTCGAAATCATTGGTCCTTACATCAACATTGAGCACTATTTCATCGTTGATCAAATTATCGGTATTGTTGATCAAAAACTTGTTAGTGTCTGTGATCGAATAATATTTTTTGTCGAACCTCTCTGGGTTGGCTATCATGTTTGCCACCAGTGAAGTAGAGTTCTTTCTTGTTACCACACTTTCAGAGGGCACGGTTACCTTGTTTCTGACCCAGTAATAGTAGAAGTTGACGAACCTATCCAGTCTAGAATTGTATTTCTGAACCACTGTGTACCTAGAGTCATCGCCGTACAGAGCGATGCCTGAGATGCCTTCTGCGGCTCCCTGCTGTGTGCCCGACCTTGTGTTCCACTGACTAGGAAGCAGTGTTGACTCTGTCCACTCATACACGTCTATGCTTGATCCTGGGAATGTCCTGCCCCAGTTATTGTGCTTGTACTCCTGTGTGTCCTGCTCGTACCAGATCCATTTCACCGTGGATAGGTCCCACCATGTCTCCCCTAAGTGGTCATCTGTCCATGGCGTCCTCGTGTTGGAATCAGTGCCGAAATTGTAAGTGGCAGGATCCCAGGTGGTCTTTATGTTGATCTCACGATCGGCCACACCCAGTATCCGGCCTTTCACTGGGTCATAGAGATCGTAATAATCTCTGATCTGTTTGGTTTTTTTGTTGAATTCAAATACCCCACCCAGCTTGTCCACGTCCATTAATGGTTGTTCTGTGACTAAATTCTTCCAAGCGTACTCTCCCCTCACTGTGAGGTCATAACACACCACCGTGCCGTCGTTGGACAATCGGGTGCTACCGTCAGTGGTCAGATTACCGTCATCGTCCGGCGCACCAACAAACACTGTGTCTTTTATCATACACACCCCTCTTCCAAAATCATCATTGGACGTGACACTGTCAAAGTTAAGTTTGTCGTCGACCACGAAACGGGTGTTGTACATTGTTGCTGTGTATGCCGCTCCCGAACCAATGTTTAGATCCACGATTGTGGTGTCCTGCAGGTCAAAGGTGGTCTCCCCTGAGTCAAATTTCATTTCCCTAGCGTTAGCAAATTTCTCCGCCCCTATGACCAACCTGGTGCCTGTCTGATCGATGTCTAGTGTGGTACCAAACTTCATGTTGTCCTGTGTATCTGGAGCAGTGATTGTCTGCTGTAGGGTGTAGGTGTTCGTTGACCCGTCTGCGTTCCATTTGTAGTAGTATATGGCTCCACCATCGGTTTGTTGTGAACCATCCACACCGGGTGCGCCTACTATTAACGTTGTGCCGTCCTTGCTCATGGCCAATGATTCACCAAAAGCGGTATTGATGCTGGATCCGTCACTGTCCACTCCTGTGAGGGTCTGTGTCAGTGCGAATGAATTCTGTGTGCTTCCGTCATTGCTCTGTGATGTCCTTACGAATATCTCCACCTTGCCCGCATTTCCTGGCGCCACAGAACTGACCGCTAATATATCACCGTTGTCATTGGCGTCGACTCTATGACCGAACCTTTGTCCCGAACCACCATCTGGTGCCTCAATGGTGTAGTCTTGAGTCCAGGTGTCGTACGTAGAACCATCCAACCCTACGCCCCACGTGTAAAGGTAAACTCTTCCAGTGTCGTTCTCGTGTCCTGGTGCCGACACGAACATGTATTTCTGGGGTGTGGATCTCGTGGATGCTACTGAAGGTTCTGATATCTTGTGAGACCAACCAAAATTCAGATCAGTGTTGGCCGTTGACCCATCCGTGGGAGCCTTTATGGTGCTGAGAATGCCGTAGTTGAAAACTTCTGGATTCCACAGGTATACTTTGATGAGCCCTGTGTTCTGGGTGATGGTACTACCATCCTGATCTACGAGATTGGCGTAGGGTGCGCCCGCAACCACAAAGTTCTCGTCCGTGCTCATGGACAAAGACTCTCCCAATCTGCTGGTGTTGTCAGAACCCTCGGTCATCGCGGCCGTGGACTGTACCGTGAACCTCGTGCCTGGGTCATGGGATTGTCTGAACAGGAAGTGCACCCTGCCCTGCCCTGCTCCTGGTGCCGACACTACCGCGGTCCTACCATCATCACGTGCTACTATCCTGTGCCCGAACTCCTGGTCCGTGGCAGACGAATTAGGAGAAAGAATCTGCCTACTGGTGTATGGATCCTGCTTCTCGTACACTCGCCACAGTCCCGAACTGTCCGCATCAGCAAACACCTTGTCGCCCTCCCGCTCGATGTCATCATCCTTGTCGATGTAATCAGAGTAGCTCAGCCTGTCATTGACGTTGTCCATGGAAGAGAGCCTCACTGATATGAATTTGTAAACATTACCATAACTGTCCGCAGTGGACCCATCCTCCAGTGTGGGTATGAAAGCCGTGTTTCCGTCAAAGTCAACTATGACTGTCTTGTGGTCCGGAGTGCTTGACAATTGGTATACACCATTCAGGGTGGCCTCCTCGCTGTTACTGATCGCGAAATAATCGGCCTCGCTTGTTGGTGTTGCTTCTGAAAGTCCATGGGTGCCTGTGAAGGTTATCTCCAACTGCGTTGCGCTGTTGATGGTCCTCAGACTCGCTATCTTGAAGTCACTGACTGTGATCCTAAACACGTCCCAGTCCTTGTTGGACTTGTTGGCAACCCATACCAGATCGTTAGATGTTATCCTGTTCACGTCTAGATTAAACAGGTCACTGATGTTCAATGCAGTGTGTTGTACCTGTGCCAATTGGGGGTATCCAGCGGTCTTGTAAACCTGTGCTGTTTCCCTGTCCACGCCCGGTTTGGTGTAGTCAAGTCTGCTGAACGTTGACGATGCTGTGTATTCAACCGGCACTGAGTATAGATCCGACTTGGCCACGTACTGCGATCGCGCATACTCAACACTTTCGTTGGTGGTGTCATATAGTTCTATGCTCTGTGGGTCGGCGTTGATTTGGTCATCTTGAAGAATGATCTGTATGCTTTCTGTAGAGTCGGTGTTTCCGAATTTTCCGGTTCTAATCATCCATTCAGGGTACAAGTCCAGGGTGATGTCTGAATTTTCATACTTGGCCTTGAGTATCTTGTCTATGGCATTCTTTGTGCCTTTCTCGCGGATGTAGCCCTGATAAAACTTGTACTGTGAAACGTCATTGACGAAAAGGTTCTCTAGGTAATCCCTGCTCTGGTAACCTATCAACCTCTGAGCCAGCTGTTGTTGTGACTCGTCAAAGTTGTTGGATTCAAGATTGTAGAAATCATTGAACTGTGCAATTTTGTAGTCGAAGTTAGGTATCAGTTGTGATACCGGCTTGCTGGATTTCAATGTCCAATTCGAAGCTTCAAACACCGGACCCGAGTTGTGGTTGACTTTGGCCACGTAGAACTTGCCTTGGAACTCCACCGAGTCACCCAATCTGTAGTCGGTGTTTGCCAACCAATATGTCACCTGTGCCGCATCAAACACGAATCCAGGAGCATAGTAGTCGCCGTTCCACCCACCGGTCTTCCATCCAACCAATTTCAATCGTGGTTGCCTGAATCCTGTGAAAGTATCATAGATGATGTCTGCAAAAACAGTGCTGTTGTCAAACACCAACAGGTGTTCCTTCTGGACAGTGTTCAACGCTATGTTGTAAAGTCCCACTTGATCAGATTTTATACTAAGTTCAAAAGTCTTTCCTATCCTTTTCGTGGATATTTCGCTTATGTCGATCTTTCTGCCACCGGCATCCAGCAATGAGTAATCACCTGCTAGGTTCTTCAACATTCCAACTATGCTGTTGTTTGTGTCCAGTTCAAAGCCATCCGCGGCCGGTGATACCGTAACGGCCGATCCCGGAGCCCACGGCTGTGTGGTCCAGAACAGGAACTCTCTGACGGCGTTCGCCCAGTTTAGAGTCTCCTTCAGTTCGTTGGAAAATTTGTTGAACCTGAAACCTTGACCTTCTAGCCAGTGCCCATAACCGAACAGGAAGTCTGCGACGTCCTGAATTGTGTCGAACACGTGGCCGTATGGTATTGTCTGCACAGTCTCTTGGTAGGCGTTGTATTGTGCCACAGCCTGTGATCCTGTAACGGACACCGACTTGTTGGTGGTGGTCTTTATCGGATAATTGAATTTAAAATAGGGTTTTGTAGTAGAGTAACCAAGAACTTTGTAACCTCCCTGTAGCGTGGAACCGTCTTGACTTACGTCTGTGTTCTTCTCTATCAGCACTCCGGAGTATTGGAAGCTCTCCACTGGGTTGGAGGTCCTGAATAGTATCTTGTAGTTTTCGTCTGGAATGAATTTGGAGCCTGATGTGGATCCCGGCGACACACTGTCTGTCAACACTTTGATGTTTTCCTTGTCAGTAAAACCGCCCAGTTTGTAGGCCAACTGCACTGATAAGGCCTTCATCTTGTCATAGTAAAAAGTCTTTGGATCTTGGTTCTTTGATACTAAAAAATTGACTACGAAGGGTTGATAACCTGCTGTCTGGTATCTAGTCGTGACACCTGTGTCGTTGTTAGTCTCTGTCTCTAGGTGATATTTCGCAGTAGACAGCGTCTTCCTAATTCCGGTCAATGTGTAGATCTGGTTTCCCGCTGTGTTGGTAGACAGCCTAGAAGGATCGAACAGGTTGCTGAAGAACTTGGCTGGTTTCGTTAATGCCAGTGTCTTCATCACAGTGAATGGGTATGAACTTGATCTTCGCCATGCGGTTTCGGCTGGAGCTTGATCACCAAACTTCCATGACGCCTGGCGTCCTGGTATGTCAAAGGAGTCGATCAGTCCGGCCGCTATGGGGTCCAACAGATTGCCAGAATCGTCAACAGGGAGGTATTGCTTGATTGATGGTTTTCCGTATCTGCCTGGTTCTGTGGCTATCTTGTTCCACAAAACATCATTTCCTGAGGTGTATGGCGCAGTTCCGTATGTTGCGTCCCAGTTAGTGGGTTTCTCTGAATGACCCAACATCTCCCACGGTCTAGTGTGTGGTGAGTCTGTGTCATAGAAATATTTGTATATGCCCCTCCAATAGCCTGGCAAGCTCTGTCCATTTAACCTGTCAGTTGACTTGGCGTAGTTATATGTGAACGGCGACCCTTCGGTGAATGTCGTGTTGTTGATGTACTGGACACTGTTTCTACCAGCCCAGACATTGAAGTCTGCGGACATTACATCGTCAATTTCAGCAAGGGAATACTCAGTTGGGGTGAATGCGCTGGGTCGGACATCATGTATATCCACCAAACTAGCATCGTGTTGTGTTTTCAGATTGTTGTATATCCTCTTCTCCAGTTCCAGTATTAAGTCATCGCGCTCGTCCCCGTAGGCCTTGATAATAGAACCGTCGTGCCTCCGAATGACCGCTGTGTCATTGAGGTATGTGTCATCGGTGAACGACTCTGGTTTGAACTTGGGATACATTCCCATCTTGGTCGGAGTGACGGGCATGTAACTGCCTGTGGTATCCGCGTAGTCCTTGATAACAATACGATCTCCCTCAGCAAGTGTGGTCAAGATGTCGATGCTGTCGTCTGTGGTGCTGAACGTGTAATCTGTGCCCACCAACAACTGCACATCATTCAAGTACACGTAAACCGCACGGTTGCTTGGCGTGTTTATATCGTGCTGTGAATCTATGGCGTATTCTGTCTGTGACGCGCCCTGAACTGTGTACGTCCTAGTTGTGACATTCTCTCCCCAGCCGACCATGTCTTCATAGAAGAACGGGAACGTGGAGTTACGACCTTGTGTGATCGATGCTATGATCTCGTCAACCCTGTCCGCGGCCACCCCTTCATAGGCAGTGCCAGTGGCATGCGTGAGGAAGGCGTTGTACCATTTCTCATATTCTTGATTGACATAATCTAACGCTGAAATCAAATTGGTTTGCTGGTCAATAAGACCAAAGATAGCGGGAACCAATGGTCCGGCGTGCTGATGAATCGTACCTCCCTTCAGCCGAGCATCTGGTTTGTCCCTTAGATTCGAATTGCCTGGTATCGCTCCCGTGACATCTTGGTTCTTGTCAAATATGTCCCTTACATGGTTCAACACCTGCCCCAGTGTGAACGTGCCTAGTTGTTGATTCAAACTGTTAATGGCCAGATTCTCAGGTACCTCATAGATTCCTTTGCCTGTGACTTTAGTGGCACTGCTGTATGTGGCCATTCTTATCTGATCATTGACTGCTAGATCCTCAACAAACCTCACATACTTGTTTGTTGTTCCGTTCACAAGATTGTAATCTGTGCCTTGGGTCATCCTATTACCATTCACTGACACAGAAACCTCTAGGTCCGTGAGCGCCGCTGAATTCTCATAGACATCTATGGGAAACAGTCTCTTTTCCGTGTCATCCACAATACGCGTCCTTATTACACGTTGCCTTGCCTCGTTTGTTCTTTGGATCCAGGCGCTACGTGAATTGTGGGTCTGCCTGCCCGTGGTATAGTGTAGATGACCTTCTGCCAGGTTCTTGGTCACCGTCCTAGAACCGCTCTTGTAGGTGAAGGTCCCAGACGTGTGGTCTGACTCGAAAACTATGTCCCCCACGTTGTTGATGGTTTTGTACTTGACCCTGATGCCAAGTTCCGTGTCAATCGGTGAGGTGTCGCTGGTGGCATAACTGAACACAGTCGCGCCCGTAAACGAAGAGTTAGGATATTTGGTCTCGTTGTCGAACGGAGTGTGATCGTTGTCCCACATGCCGAACAACGGCTGTTGGTTCAGGCCAGTCTTCTGCTGTGCCTCCGTCCAGGCCTCCGTGTCTCCGTTGTAGTAGAATGTCTTGCCCTGGTTTACAGTGCCGAACTCGATGAAAACGCTTTCATTGTCCGAGGGCGTGGCGTCCGTGGCCTTTGTGAGGGCTATCTTCTGTGTGGAATCACCCGCGGTCACGAAACTGACGTCGTATATGTTGTTGCGAACTATGGGGTCGGTGTCGGCGGCGAATATCACCCGCATGCCATCCGCCAGCGAGATACCATCTATGATGTAACCGCTATTGTTCACTATCGTGCTGAAAGCGTCCGTGGTAACCGTGTCATACAGTGTGACCGATCTCTTGGCCACCGTGCCGTGATTGTAAAGTGTCAGTCCTGAGTCGAATTCTATGATGGGTCTCTTGGCACGGTCATCCTCGTTCAGCACCGGTGTGAACCCACTTACACGCGCGGTCTCCTCTATCACGCTTCTATGGAACCACCTGTTGTACCTGGACCAAGCGTTCTGGTCACGGCTGTCGCGCTTTATTGTGATGTAGTCCTTGACGTCAGGCGTGTAGTAGGCCAGAGCGTATGGACGTGTGTCATAGGCCACAGAGTCGTACAGTATAGTGGTCTCAGTGGCATAAGTCGACGGAACTATGAGGGCATCGACATCGGTAAGGGTGATGGCGTCGCCCACTCCCTCCACGTAGTATTCCTTGCCCTGGTACGCCGTTGGTACTAGACTGCTTGTGAACTTGATCTTCATACCATTGGATAGGTCCAAGGTCCTAAGGCTGTAATTTTTTACTCCTATTATATCATCATCAGGATTGATTTTGGTGGTAGCGACTGAATCTCTGATCTGCAGTATGCCGTACATGGCATCATGATTGCCACACTGATAGTACAGCGTGTCTGGTGCTCCTGAAGTGGGAACAGTGAATATGACCACCCCTTCGTCTGCGCCGTTGTTGGTAACACCTGTTGAATATATTGTGGACGTGGAACCGTCCTCTGACACCTTGCTCTTGTAGGGTTCCGTCATTATCCAGAACGGGTGTCCCTTGGCGTCCACGTTGAACCTATAGGTGTTGCCCCGGTACAGTGTCAGTATGGGATTGTTCTCGTTCTCCCTGTGTCTGAATTCATACGCCGCTTGTCCAACGTTGGTCACAGTGTACTCGGCCACAGCGTTGGGTCCAACGGAATCAATCTCTATGGCGCCCGGACCTTCGGGTATCCAGTAGTACTCCCTGTAATTCACTAACTTGTCATAGTCTATTGCGGGGTTCCAGCTGTAAACGATTTCCTTGTTGAGACGATCGTGGTTGTCTACCTTTCCTCCAAGGTATCGTATCTGGTTTATGTAGTCATCATAGGTGCCCGTGAACTTGACCTGGTCCTCCGGATTGACCGAGGTTGTGTCCCTATCTGTGTATATCACCGCAGGTTCAAGTTGATAGGCAAATCTATCCCTGCTGGTGGCCGGAATATATCTGTCGTTGATCTCTCTTGTGTAGGCATCCTGCCTTCCGATGAATCCATCCAACCTCTCAAGATCTCCCTTCTGAACCAGAGCGTCTAGTGTGCTTGCCAGAAAACGTTGGTTGGCGTCCGTCCTGTAGAATGCTGGAAGGTGTTGTACAGTTCGTCTGTATTCGTTATCGCCTTGCTTGACTACTTCGTTGTTGGTGAGTGCGTTTGTGGGATTGTCAGCCATTAGTAACCTGCCCCACTACTTCCGGTCGTTGAACCGGAACCTGTTGTAGTGGAGCCTGATACCGCTGATCCTGTGGTGGTGTTGGTAGTGGCAGTTGATGTTGATGTGACCACAGTGCCTGATGCCGCTAGTTGATTGGCACCAAGTGCTGTTATTATCGACACATCATCAACGGTGGCCCCACTGATGAAAATCTCGTCCGCCGCTGAGTTGATCTGGAACAAGGACCCAAAACCCTGTCCTGACTGGTTGGGCACGATGACCGCTGTCAGCAGGTCTGGTGCCAGTTCATTGTGAATGTAAGCGGCCAATTCTGTGAAATAGAAAGTGTCTCCGAAGTCCCAGTTGTCTAGGGCGAAGAATTCGTTTATCGCGGAGATCACCCTGGTCTTGATCACTGCGTCTGTGACGTTTGTTTTGGGATTTTTCACAACCTTGAATGTTGCTTGTAATTCTTCATCGGCGTCTGTACCAAAAAGTATCTTGTATTTTACTGGATGATAGATAATCTGGTCTGACAGAGACTTCAGAGGATTCAACACTCCCGAGTAGTTGATCCTCAACTGATCTTGCGTGGAAGGAGTTGGTTTCTGACCTCCATCCTGTAACCAAACACGGAAAAGGTTGTCATATGTCCTCTCCAACAAATAAATGTCCACAATGTTTGATACGCTGGGGTCAATTCTGGTCTCCTGCCCGGCAAAATGCTTGTATTGGAAACTGATGGAGCTCCTGCCCCTCCTGGCAATGTAGTCAGTGGTTGTGGTCAGTGAATTTGTGGCTGAGCTGTATGACTTGATTACGTCCTCGCCAGCGTCATAGAAATAAAATAATTGTCCGTCAGTGTAAGTGGCAGTGTTGAGATCTATATCAGACTCGTTCTGTGTGGTCACGAAATTTGTGGACGCGTATGGTCTGAATCTCTCTATGTTGTCATAGGATGTGTACTTCTCAAAGAACACGAACTTCGTGCTCTGCGACAGTGTGGGTTCAACCACTATATCGAATATGTCAGGATTGTCCACGACACCGTCATCGTCCGCATCAAAGAATCCCACCTTGACCTTTCTGTTGTCCTGGAAGCCGTCAACCTCAGTCACGGTATCGACCACCTGCCACGTGATTGGATATCCTATGCTGTTACCGGTTGACACTATGCTGTTGGTCTTCAGTATCTTCACCGTGTCCTTGACGCTACGACCGGTCTGGTAGTCGTATATCCTGTCCTGTGTGTCGAAGTGAAATTTATTCTGTGATTCTGATTCAAATATGTAATCTAATTTCCTATAGGTCACAGTGTACGTGTTTCCGTCATTCGTGAATTTGAACCACCAACTGGCATCAAGGTTCGTGCCAGATGCGTTACCGGTGTTTGCTAGACTGAACACAGCACTGGTGCTTAGGTTTGTCGATGTTATCACCTTCCATGTCTCTGTGTCTATGTCGTACCTAAGTCCAAACTCCTCATAGGCCTCGATCCTGTCTATTATGTCAGCTTCCAGTGTGGTAGAGAATGACGTGGTGAAATTAGGTATTACAGCACTCAACACAGCGCCGTTTGGTATGATATCGTTGAGCGTTATTGGTCCCACGCCGGATTCTAGGTTTCCCAGTCCGCCGTTGGCACCGTCTAGTACCACCGCTCCTATCTTGGCCCATGCCCTGTCCTCGGCGTTGTCAGTGCCTGACGTTACCAGTGCTCCATTCAAGAACTTCCTGGTGTCTGGTGATGTGAATTTGATCAACGCACCCGTCTTTGCGAATTTTAAATCAGACGTGGCGTAGTCGCCCACTACTAGCGGTCCACCTGAAGTGAAATATCCAGTGTTGGTGTTGGTGGATGTGGTTGTGGAATTCCACGTGGCGGTCAATGTACTGAGGTCCTTGGTTCCGTATTTTAGATAATAGAACTGCCTGGCATAGGCCTCTTTTAATCTGGCTTCAACAGATGTGTCTATGGTCCTCTGAATGTCGCTCCTGTTGTTGAACGTGAAAGAGAACTGCTGGGTGCTCTCCTCCCTGTACAGTATGCCGTCTTCCGCGAACACCGAAACATTTGAGTATGCTCCCGTTGGATCCAGTATCTCTTTTGCTCTCGATATGCCCGACGCTGACCTGTTGACGGACCTGACCTTGACTATCTCCTGTGATGCTGACAGTGGAACCACCTGGTAGTCCTCTGCTGTTATCATCCTGTTCTGAGAGTAGTACACTTGGGAGGCTTTCTCCCTGATCGAGTCATTGGACTCAGTGGCCGCCGCGTTGTACACGCTGGCCTTTAGGCTCATGGATATGGTCAGGGTCTGCTGTGCACCGTTGGCGTCCGTGTATGGCACCGCGACCTGTATGTTCTGCATGTCAGCCGACTGTATGGCGTACTTGGCGTTGTCACTAACCCTGTGGTATGTCCTGAACGAGCCAAGTGGTAGGTTAGAGAAGTTTCCGTCCCCGAACACCAAGTCTATGCTGTCGTTGTTCTTGGTCACGACGTTGTAGATGTTTCGCTCCGATTCCGCCAGTGAGTTGTAGATGGCGTTGTTGCCTGAGAGTGAGGGCACCTTGGCCCACTTCTCCGCTATCTGGCCGAACTGGTCCAGTTTGTACAGCCAAACATCCGTGTCGTTGATGTTGGATGCGGCTATGGATCTCACGTAGTTGGTCACTGCCGTGTCCACCGTGAAGTCCGTGTACTGCATAGTGCCCTGCTTGAACAGGAAGAAGAATCCGGTGTTGTTTGAACTGTCGCCCGCACCGTCTGACCTGTAGGTGTAGGTGAGCCCCGTGCCCGGTATGGGATCTGACTCGTATATGGAATCTGAATTGTTTATGGTCGAGGACACTATCTCGAACTGCCTGCTGACGCCACCCACTGACTTGACATACTTGAACAGGGGTAGGTCCGTCTGGTTGGAACTTAATGTGTAAACCTCGGTGTCTATGCCACCTATGGATCCCGACTCCCTGGGATTGCCGAACAGTTGTCCGGTCTGATTAGCGGCGTTCAGTACGGCCGTGAACTGTTCCCTGTAGTTGGAGTTGGCAGAATCATTCCACACTATTGTCTGCGTGGCAAGGTTTGTTCCTGTGCTGTCTAAGACGTCCTGTGTGGTTGATATTGAATCAATTTTAAGAAGTCCGGTTGCTGGTTTGTTTCTCTTGGCGTTGTAGTTGATCAACCTCGCCAACCTAAGGACACTATTCCTTCTCTCCGCGGTCTCCAGGAAGTTCTCCCTGGCGTTGAGGTCAACCCTGAAACTCAAGGCCTGAGCTATGTAGGCTATGAGATCTATGAGGGCGACGTACTCCGAGCTCTCAACGAAATCATTGAAATCGTCGGGGTAATTCTCCCTGAGGTATGACACCATGGTCCTTCTCAGCGTCTCGAAGTCGTATGATTTGAAATCCGCCTGTTGGAATGCCTGGTAGATCTTCCTCCAATCTTCCGCGACTAGTAATCTGTTCTGTCTGTCTGTAGTGGCCATACTGTTTGTACGGATATTTATGTGATAGATTATCTACGTATATTAAGATAGACGTAGCAGTGAGTTCTCGTCAAAACTGAACCTCAGTTTCTCAGTGATGTTGAGGGGCACGTAGGTTATAGTGGCCTGTATGGCTATGCCCTTGTCCGCCTCTGTGACCGTGATGTCCTGTGTTGAGATCCTGGGATCCGCGTTGAGATTCTGCGTGATGTCCTCCACTATGGCGTCCTTGAGTGCCTCCGTGAATGGCTCGAACAGCGCATCGTATATGATGGTGCCGAACTCGGGGTTCTCCACGCGCTCGCCCTTCCTGACGGAAAGCCTGTTGATCAGGTCCTGCTTGGCGACCTCGAAGTCGTACAGTTTGAAATTCTGGCGGTCAGCACGTGAGCTGAAACCCTTGAAGGTCACGGTCTTGTTGCTCAATCCGTTGTCTGATCCGTTGTCCCCGTATGCCATTAGTGTATCCTCCTGAATTCCACGTCGACCTTGCTGTAGTCGACCATGTAGTATCCCGTGTCGGTCATGATCCTAGCCCATGGCACCTCCTGTGCCATCACACCCTGCCACGTGCCCGACGTGTGCTTGTATTTAAACTCGTAGATGTTGATTCCCGAAGGGGACTTACCAATCAATCTGATGTCTTCCTTCAATCTCTCATCACTGAATCCACTAAAGAATGTTTTCACGGCCGTGAATGCGCCCGTCACACTTCCACCTAACGACGCGGGCAGTTTCATAGAACCGATCTTGGCGCCCAGGTTGGTGAACCTTCCCGGCGTGATGCCCTGTCGTCCCAGTTCCCGGGCCGTGCTTCCGCCCAGTCCCGCCAGGAACCCTCTGGCCTGGCTGGCCGCAGCGTTTATCGCCGTCGTCTGTATGGTCGACGTGACCTGTCCCGCCACCACGTTCTTAAACACGTTGGTTGTGGCCTTGATGTCTCCCACTGATGCGATGTTGGCGATGTTGATGTTGCCCGCGATGCCGGATATGTCTATGCCTCCGATGTTCTTGTAGTCCCTGTCCAGTCCCTTGTATATGGGATTCCCGAACTTGTCCGTGCCGATCACTTTTCTCTTGGTGAGGTCTCCCACCGCCTTCTTCAGGTTTTCGTTTGCAATGTTGGCGACGGCCTTGCTCCCCACGTCTGTGGCGAAGCCCTTGAAGTCACCCGAGTACAACTGCGTCTTGTCACCCAGGGCGAACAGTTCTCCGGACTGGTTCACGAACACGTTGTCCTTGAACAGTTCAGCCACTTCTGATCCTGTGACAGTGTCGATGACCTGGTCCGCCAGTTTCTTGGTGTTGTTGTTGAGCACCTCCGACACGGAGTCCGCGACATCGAACCCTTTCAACTTGTTGCTGATGCTGGCCGCGGTGTCCCATTTCACCTTGCTGGCATTGATGCCGAATAATTCGTCGTATTCCTTGCCAAAATCCGCCGCAATCTTCCTGGCCTTGACAGGGTCAGTTGATGTGCCCATTTGTTCACGCAGGTGTCTCTCCAGTTGCGCCTGGAAAATGCCTTGCCTTATGGACTCGTTCGGAGACAGCATGAGTTGGTATTCTGTGTACTCCACCGTGCCTGGTGTGTTGGCCAACTGACTCCAACGTTTCTTGTTGTCCGCTCCTCCCGTAGGCATTGCGCCCTCTGAAGTGAATCCACGGAACCTAGGCATGGGCTCGTGTGTCACGAATCTGTGCACCGTGGTGGAAGTCTGTTTGGTGAACGGCCTCAGTGGCTGTATGCCCTTCTTGGCCAACTCCACGTCGCCCTCCTGCCTCTCGGTCATGCCCGCGGCGTCAGTGTTCAACCACGTGGGCCCCCATACCGGACTAGCACCAACGGAATTCAGGTGCACCTGTGATCCTGCCAAGTCTATCCTTCCGCCTGCACCATGCAACTGTGTGCCGTCAGTGAATGAACTTAGACCGTCCCTGGCGTAATCCCTTATGCTTCCTTTCTGTGAGCTGTTGAATATGCCCTTGTCCCCCAGGTTCAGCATGTATGAGCCCGCTGACTTCACTATCTCGTTGGTGGCACTCATCCTGATCTGTCCCCCGGCGTGCATGTTGATGTTGGCGTCCGAGTGCAGGTTGAAGTCACCATGCGTCCTCATGTTGATTCCGCCAATGCCCGAGTACACGTCTATCCTGCCCTCGCTGTTCATCTCAATCCAGGCGTTGCCCGATCCGTTGGCTATGTACACCACACCTTCCGTGTCATGCATCAGCAGTTGGTGTCCTGAAGCGGTCCTCAATCTGGTAAGTTGGTTTGTGCCGTCCGCGGCACCGTCGTCCATGACGAACGTGTGACCCGCCAGCCTGTCCACTATGGCCGTTGCTTCGGCATCGTCAGTGCTGACCTTCTGTGGGGTGGAACCAGGATTCAACCTGCCAGGGGTGCTCATGCCGAACACCTGGCTGGGCGCCTCCCTCTGCGCTGAGGACGTGGTGTTTCCCCTTACGTCATCCGCGCTCAGTCCTTGTCTGAGCAAGGTGTCCGCTAAAGGATGTATCGGCTTGTTTTTGTTTTTATAATTGATCTCGTCGACTCCAGAAAACCTGTTGACCTCACCTGCGGGCAAGTTACTCGAACCATAATCCTCTGCGGGGTCTTGGTTAAGGTCGTCTTTGACTTTACGCGAAGACGCTATGCCCGGTGTCATGTGGTTTGTCAGCGGTTCCTGAACACAACCTATCCAGAACGCCTGTTCCATCTTTCCTTCTGCTAAGATCACTAACACCCTGGTCTCCAGGTCGGGTGGCACCGCCCAGAACCCATAAGAGAACTGTGAATCTGTGTGTTTGGTACCTGGCTTGACGTGCCGCAGTCCCTTGTTGCCGTAGAACGGTGACAGGTAGTCGCAGTCGATCAGGCCATCGAATTCGGACTTGTACGTGCCCCTCAGTGATGGGATCAGCACCTTTAGCCTGCCGGCGCGCAGTGGATCTTTGTTGCCTTTCACTATGCCAACATAGGGTCCGGGGAATATGTTACCCCAGTCCTGATTGATCTTTGGTGACCTGGGTGTTGAAGCATCTCCTTTGAGGTAATCGTGCAGTCCCGCCATTAGTTCCTTCCTATGTTAAACTTATCCTTTAAAGCATTTATCTTGGCTTCGAGGTACGTGGAGAACTTCTTTGCTACCAGCGACACCTCATTGACGTATTCCGCCTTGGGCACCAGTTTGTCAAACGTTTCCACGTGTGGGTTTGGCCTAACGTAAGTGGCGGCCTGTGGTGCGTAGGGTTTGTCGCCCTGGTTGTTGAATCTCACCAACTGTAGTTCCTGTATGAACTTGCCATCCTCGAACATGTTGTCCACCTGCACCACCCTGTACAGTCCGGAGAACGCTATCTGCTCGTCCTTGGCCAGCTCGTACACCCCGGTCTTCTCATTGACGTCCGTGGGTGACCTGAAGTTGAGCTTGATTATGGGATCACCAAATCCCATGTTGAAGTTACCGTATATCTCGTTCCAAACATCACGGTTCCCTTGGGAGAACGCCAGTTTCTTGCGATTGCTCTCCAGCACGTTTTCACGCCTGGCCGTGGTTGGTATGAACTGAGACTGTCCCAGGTATGCGGGATCTCCCAGTATGCTCATCCTCACGAACACCATGTCCGCGGTTGGGTTGGATAGCGCGTCTAATCTTTGATCCAGTTCAGTGGCGTTGCCCTTGTTGATACCACTGGTCACTGATGTGGTTGTGCCCACCTCAGACTGGTGGATGAATGATGGATCCCTGAATGCGTCCTTGGTCGCGGGATCCTCCACTTCAACGTCATCTTCATCTTGTCCCTGCGTCTTGGAGAACTTGTCTGACCCACTCTTGCCCTGTATGTCCTTGAGGCGACTCTGGAAGTAGGCCACCCTGTAGTTGATGTTGAGGTCCAGTATGTCCAGGTTGTCGCCGGTGAAGATGTAGTTGTAGGTCTTCTTGACGAACTGCTCGAAGTTGGTGCCTGTGCTGGATCCTGGGTCGGCGAGAGCGTAGGCGTGTATCTTGTAGGGCACGATGTTGTATATGATCTTCCTAGGGTGTTTGCCCCTGACCCTGTCGAACCTGGACGAGTCTGGTATCACGCTGGACTCTATGAAGAAATAGTTGAAGTACATGTCCTCGGGCTTGGCGTTCTTGCCTAATCCCTTGATCTTGTTGTCGAACTCCGTCAGTGATCTTTCCTTTTGGAACCTCGGAAGTGATTTCATCAGTTCCGTCATTATGGTCAGCAGGCTGTCGTTCTGTTTGACCTGACCGGCCTTCTTGAGTATGGCGTTCTCCCTGGCGTCACTCTGTCCACCCACGCCTATGTCACCCATGCCCAGTCCCCGTGCGGTGGCCTGCTCCTGAGCGAATTCTGGGTCGACGATGATCTCGTATGTGTCCGGTATCTCCACCAGGGACTGCTTGGATTCGTCCTCCGTCTGCCTGTTCATTATGGCGGCCAGGCTGTCCATGGTGTCCTGGATGCTGTTGCCCCGCTTGATCACACCCGAAGTCCTCAGGTATATGTGGTGGTTCACAAAGCCGTGCTCGTTCATGGGCACTGCCTTGACCGAGTAGGTGGTGCCACCCTTGTTGACGTCCAGTTCCATGTTGACCAGTTTGATCGGTATCTTCCTCTTCAGCATCTGTTGGTCCGCTTCCGGTATCGGTTTGCCGAACTCATCAAACCCCCTGAATTCCATTGTGAGCATGTAGGGTGCGCTGATATGGTCCAGATAGTTGCAGTTCGCGGCGGCACCGCGTATCTTGTCCAACAGGCTTATGCCCATGGGTTCCACTATATCCATCTCTATGTTTGTGACCGATGTCAGCCTACGCTGTGCGTTGAGGCTGGGCACGTTCAACATCCTGACCTTGGAGAAGTATAGATCCCTGCCCCTGCGCAGGTTCTCCCGTGCGTCTCGCAAAGATTTAGTGGCCCTGTCTGACTTCAGTATCGCCTTGTTCTCCGCGGATAGGTTATCCGTGGGGTTGGGATTGCCTATTCCCGAGCTCCTGACGATGATGTCGTGCTCGGTGCCTTTCAGCAGTGTCTGTGGATCCTCTAGTTCCGCCTGCGTGAGCGCACTCAGTGTGAATATAACATTGTAACTGGCGTACTTGAACAGGGGGTTCGGCACGTTGTTGGGATAGTCCTCCACGCTGGGTTTCTTGGTCGTCTTCTTGCTGGCGAAGGTGTCGTCGTAGTCGTAGGCGGGACTGTAGGTCACGTGTGGATTGTTGCTATAGACTTTGTTGGCCATGTTACAATCCTAGGTTTCTGAGCACGTTCTCCTTCTTGGGCAATTGGACAGTAACCCCTGGTCGGAAATCGTAAATGGGATCCTCTATCTGGTCTGGGTTACGCTGTGCGAACACCCACCAAAGTCTTGGAGTGCCATAAAGGTCATAAGCCAACAGGTCTGGCCTGTATGCGTAGGTCCTTTCGATAGTGTAACTCTGATCATCATCCTCAGCAGTGATGGTCCTGGGATTGAGAATGTCCAGGTACTCTGCCTGCTCCTGTGTTTCAAAGTAAGGTGAGGTGTTGGAATATTTTGCCATTAGATGAATCCCACCTCGTTGGTGCCCTTGCCGTTGAGTTCACCCCTGACGAATTTCTTCATTGAGAAGTTCTTGACAGATTCCCTGCTGTAGATCGGAGTAACCAGTACCGATATGTTGGACAGTGTTGGTGCCCAGGTCTGGTCTATGCTGTTGGGGTCAAAGTTGATCTGGTTCCTCACGGGACTTGGCCTGAACTTTCCGGTATCTTGGTACACGGAATCTTGTTTGGTTGATATGTAGTCGATGCCGGGTCGCAGTTCCACGTTGAAGGTGTTGATCACAACTGGAACCTTCTGGAACATGTGATCCCCGTAACCTGATAGGTGCAGTATTGGCGGGGGATTACCTTTTAATCCATTGAGCCCTTCGTCTGAGCCAAAGAACATCTTGGTCGCTGTCCTCAGGAAGTTTACCGTGGCCACCCAGTGCGCCGCGTCTTGCTGATTCTGTACCGGGAACTCACCTATGATGTTCATGCTGTCCACCTGCGAGGCGCTGTAGGCCTGGTGTGGATAGTTGCTGTGCGTCATTGACATGGCGTCATAGTTGGCCGAATGTTGGATCACTACAGCCGGAGTCAACGGCCAGAATATGCCTTGCGCATCCGCCAACGGTGCCAGTATTGGATTGTTGGTGAAGTCAAAGAACTGTCTCAGCGGCCCGTCGGGTACCTGTAGTCTCACGCGCCAATCACGCTTGTCGTTCCTGCCAGACCACTTGGCCCTGGCATTGACTATCCTCGAATCGGTGGAGATTCCGGCCCCGAGTAATCTACCCAGGGTTCGGTTGAATATGCCCTGTCCGACATCTTTTATCACGTTACCAATCGTGCGTTCAGCCATGTGTTATAGGTTGCTTTCCCATGTAAATTTCTGTATACTTAGACTATATTTATAGGCACAATTTTAGGCGCACTTAATTACTCTAGCGGCACGATTCTAACAGACCTGTTTGTGGTCACTTTACACTACATTATATAAAGCAAAGGAATTTATGAAGAGAGTGAAATATCTTAACAACAGGGATCTGCTGGCACAGATACACGCCAGCAAGAACACCTACTGCTCGTACGTGACGCCGGAAGACTCACAGTACGACATCATTGTGCCCAATTTGAAAAAAATCAATGTTAGGAGCATAGCGGAGGCCAAGAAGAACAAGGCCAAGCGTCTCACACAGGAGGCCTGGGAGCAGGCCAAGGGCGAGGGGAAGAAGAAGATCAAACTGGTGGACTACACCGTGTCGCCCAGGAAGATCGACAAGACGGACCTGGTGTTCCGTGTGATGATGTACGACCATGTGCCCATGGACGACACCCGTAAGAAGAATCCCAAGCAGACGGCAGACCACCACTCAAAGGTCAACTTCCCGCCGTTCCAGCACTACCGATTAGACAAGAAGGGCAAACTGGTGTGCGTGGGTAAAAGTCACTGGGTGGGTGGAATGAGCAACGGCCATTTCTCAGCGGACCATGGCAAGATGACCAACCAACTGGCACTCATGTATATGAAGCTTTGCGAGAGATATGGTACCAGGGCAAACTGGAGGGGTTACACTTACAATGACGAGATGCAGTCTCAGGCGTTGATGCAACTGTCACAGATTGGTTTACAGTTTGACGAGTCAAAGTCAGACAACCCGTTCGCTTACTACACCGCGGCCATAACAAACAGTTTCACGAGGATCCTGAACATCGAGAAGAAGAACCAGGCCATCAGGGACGACCTATTGGAATTCAACGGCATGATGCCGAGCTTCACCAGACAGAACGAGAACGAGACCACGGGTCCTTCATACAAGAGGAAGATGAAGACCGCACACGGTGAGGCCAAGATAGTGAACAAGACCGGTATAGCCAAACTGAACAAGAAATTCAAGAAGACGGGCAAGATAGACGCGGCGGATTTCGAAGAGGTCAACTACAAGAAAGTGGACATGACAAATCACAAACCCATCGTAAAGAAGAAATGGTAACCCATGGCATTCTTTAAAAAGGTAGCCTGCTTCACGGACATACACTTCGGACTCAAGGGCAATTCAAGGATACACAACGACGACTGCGAATCTTTTGTGATATGGTTCATAGAGCAGGCGAAATTGCATGGTTGTGAGACCTGCATATTCCTGGGTGACTGGCACCACCACAGATCAGCCACCAACGTCAGCACGATGAACTACACTGTGTCCAACATAGAACGGTTGGGAAAGGCATTCGAGAAAGTATATGTGATAATGGGCAACCATGACCTGTACTACAGGGACAAGCGAGAGATCAATTCCATGGAGTACATCAGGAACATACCCAACATACACATCGTGAACGAGTGGTTGGTGGAGGATGACGTCGCTATAATACCCTGGGTAGTGGAAGACGAGTGGAAACAGATCGAGAAGATGACACAGAAATACGTGTTCGGACACTTCGAACTGCCATACTTCAAGATGAACGCCATGGTGGAGATGCCAGACACGGGCACTGTCAAGGCGGAACACTTCGCGGGCTGTGGTAAAGTGTTCTCCGGACACTTCCACAAGAGACAACAGATGAAGAATGTGACATACATGGGCAACGCCTTCCCACACAACTACGCGGACGCGGGTGATGATGAAAGAGGAATGATGGTGTTGGAATACGACAAGGAACCAAAATTCATCAACTGGCCAGACATGCCGAGATACAGGACCATACGGATCAGCGAACTGCTGGCGGATCCGGACAAACATCTGTTGCCCAAGATGTACGTGAGGGTCACACTGGACATAAAGATCTCATACGAGGAGGCCAACTTCATCAGGGAGACCTTCATAGACAAGTACCAGTTGAGGGAACTACAACTGATACCAGAACAGATCGACAACGCACAGCAACCACAGGTGGAGATACAGAAGTTTGACAGTGTGGACCAGATCGTGATCAAACAACTACAGGGGGTGGATTCAGAGGTGTATGACAAGAACATACTCACCGCGATCTACAATGATCTAGATGTCGAGAATCAGTAAACGGAAATTGCTAAAGGCATTGAAGGGCGACCTCGAGATGCCAGTGAACAGGAAAACACTTTTGGATCACCTTGCGAAACCCGTGACCCAGGAGGAATGGCTGAGAGGATACAGGGAATGGAGGAGGAAACAACTTGCTGACGATTAAGGAAATAACGGTCAAGAACTTCATGAGCGTGGGCAACCAGGCGCAGGCCATCGACTTCTCCAACAAGAGTCTGGTGCTGGTGATCGGTGAGAACATGGACCTTGGAGGTGACGACGCGGGCGCTAGGAATGGAACAGGTAAGACCACGATCATAAACGCACTGAGTTACGTGTTCTACGGAGAGGCACTGACAAATATTAGAAGAGATAACCTGGTCAACAAGACCAACGAGAAGGGCATGCTGGTTTCGGTCAAGTTCATCAAGAACGGTGTGACCTACACCATAGAAAGAGGACGTAAACCACAGATATTCAGATTCTACGCCAACGACATAGAGCAGAAATCAGACAGCAACGAGGCACAGGGTGAGAACAGGGAGACCCAGGTAGAGATCAACAAGTTATTGGGCATGACCCACGCCATGTTCAAGAACATAGTGGCCTTGAACACCTACACACAGCCTTTCCTGAGCACCAAGCAGGCGGAACAGAGGGAGATCATAGAACAGTTGTTGGGTATCACTTTACTATCGCAGAAAGCAGACCTATTGCGTGAGAAACAGAAGGCAACGAAACAACTGCTCACAGAAGAGAAAATGAGATTGGATGCCAAGGTGGCGTCCAACGAGAAGATACAGGAGTCCATAGAGAGTCTGAAGATCAGATCCGCCGCATGGACAAAACAGAAGGCACAAGACATCGAGAGTTTCCGAGAGGCAATCGCGGAACTGGAGAAGGTGGACAGCGAGATCGAGATCGAGAAGCACAAGAAACTGCAGAAACACAACGAGGCACAGACAGCGTTGCGCAACCTAATGAAAGAGAAGGCCTACCACGAGGACTCCTTGACCAAGGCAGAATCAACCGTGGAGAAGACCGAGAAGGACCTGGAGTTCGCGGAGGCGGCCAAGTGTCCCACCTGCGAACAGGCCCTACACGATGACAAACACGAACACCTGGTTGGCAAACTGAAAACCAACCTGACGGAGAACAGGGAATACGCAGACAAATTACGGAGTGATCTCGCCCAGATACAACAGGCGATGGATGACATAGGAGACCTGGGTCAAGTGCCAGACACCTACTACGACACCATAGACGAGGCCTACAACCACAAGGGCACATTACAGGACCTCAAGCGACAGTTGGAACACACCGAGAAGAAGGAAGACACCTACGCAGAACAGATCGAGGAACTGGAGAAGAAGGCCATACAGGACGTGGACTACGAGAAGGCCAATGAACTGGAGGACCTACACAGGCACCAGGACTTCCTATACAAACTGCTGACGGCCAAGGACAGTTTCATCAGGACCAGAATCATAGAACAGAACTTGACCTACCTGAACCAGAGACTGGCGTTCTTCCTGGGCAAGGTCAAACTGCCACACACTGTGACATTCCAAGCGGATCTCAGTGTGAGGATCGAGGAACTGGGAAGAGAACTGGACTTCGACAACTTGAGTAGGGGTGAGAGAAACAGGCTGATCCTCAGCATGAGTTGGGCATTCAGAGACGTTTGGGAAAGCCTTTATCAACAGATCAACTTGTTGTTCATAGATGAGTTGGTGGACGCGGGCATGGACATATCTGGTGTTGAGAGTTCCATGGCTGTGCTGAAGGACATGGCCAGGACGCAACAGAAGAACATATTCCTGATCTCACACAAGGACGAACTGGTCAGCAGGGTCAACTCCGTGCTGAAAGTGGTGAAAGAAAACGGTTTTACCAACTACGCCAATGACGTTGATATAATAGTGTAATCTTTTATGTTGACAGAACCACTTCTTACGTGCTTTAATTACACTGACGTTAATTAATGTTATCGTACGACAACAAAGGAAGGACGTAAATTATGTCAAATGAAACACATGAATCAATCATGACCGAGATACAGACTTACTCGGAAGAGAACGGTAAGTTCGTTGACAAGGGTGTGAAAGCATCTGCCACAAGGGCCAGGAAGGCACTTGCAAACTTGGCTAAATTGATCAAAGCAAGAAGAAAAGAGATTCAAGAAATCAAGAACGCGGCCAAAGAGTCAGCGTAATCTCGATAATTGGATTTTGCAAAACCCAAACCCCTGGCTGGTGACAGTTGGGGGTTTTTCACGACTTAAGGATTCCTTTACCATGCACACGCACACGGATGTGTCCGTTGTAGTAGTCATTTGATTCTAGAACTTTCCTTGCGAACTGCTCCCGGGCTTCTACGTATGAAAGTTCTGCCTTGGAGTAGCAGTAGAACAAGATCTCCCTGGTGAATTTGTCCCGGCCCAGTTTCAGAACATCCGCTGTGAGTTCATCACTGCTACCGTAGTAGTCCTGCCAGTCGGAGTCCACTTGGTACCTGCGCTTGTTCTTGCGACCTTTCAGTGGTGGCCTACTACGCTTGAACCTGGCCAACTTCTTGCCGATGTACATCCTACCGTTGGTGGTGTTGGTGATCTGGTACACAAATCCCACAACCTCTTCCGGAATACTGGTGATTTCTTTTCCTTGATACGTCCACATTTTAAAGGTTTCCTACAGGTTCATCCGCTTATACACTGTACTTAATAGGGTATCGCCGCCGCATATGACATCAAATATTTTGCTTGTGTGCGAATAATAACTGTTCTTGCGCTGATTCCAGAATAGTTGATAATTGTGCCGTGCGGTTTGTGCCAACTTGTCCCGAGCGATCTCGGAATCGTGAATGTGATCTAGGAACGCTGTCAGGCATGATAATTTTTCCTTTGTATCTGACTCGGAGTGCCACTGTTCGTAGAATCCATTGTCATACAGAAGATATCCGTAGTCCAGCAAACGATCATGCTGTGGTCTGTGTCCCAAATGCACTATCGGTATTCCAAGCGCTATGGGTCGGAAGGTCTTTTCTGTGAAGTGCCAATCACCAGTGACTCGTGTTTCCAACACCAACTCGCAGAACGCCTGTTCGTAGATTTTGAAATTTGGCAAACCATTGCCAAACGCTCTCAGAGCGTTGATGTACTGTCCGGTACCGTGCTGTCTCTCTAGGTCTTGGATCAGTTTTTGTTTACCAACATCCAGCGACTCGCTTGTGTTTGTGCCCACGGAGGTGGCAAATTGGTGCCATATCTTCGAACTACGAAGTTTATCGCCTATTGCTTTCCTGAAAGGGTCTTTGAACACCGTCTGTATCATGAAGGTCTTTGTAGGTTGTCGACTTTTGTGTAACTCCTGTGCCAAAAGCATGTTGAAATAATGACTTATCAACTGTTCCCAGGCGTCTATGTTGTGCACTTTGATGTTCCTGTATGTTTTTTCAAAATAGCCATTCACAATCATGTTGACCGGGCAAGACATGGCCAAGTTATCCAGTTTATTCATTATTGATGTGGGTATGTGCCATGGATGGTTGCTGTACACTATTAACGCATGAACGCGACCTTGCTCCATAAGGTCGATGACCTTGATGTGCGGACTATCCGATCGTTTCTCATCAACAAAACTTTCGTCCACAAAGAGCCTATCTATCGTTTGATGTTGACAAATCTGTGACAGTTGAGCCAAATCGATTTCTTGGAGATTTACTCCGCCCGGTTCTCGGAAAAATTCCGCCACCCAGCTGGGCAAGTCCAGTGCATGATTCAAAAGAGTGTTGTCTACCATCAGTTCTTTCCGCAATACATGTCGCAACGATATAGCCTTCCTTCCTTGAAGGTTTTTTTCTGCCAGGTGTCCTGCACCAACGAAAACCACTCCAACACTTCTTCTAGACCGTGAGATATCGCATTGATTTTGGATTCTCCTATCAATTGTTTGAGTTGCCTGTTTCCATAATATAATTTTTCATCATAAGTTTTGGGAGAAAATCCCAACCAACAACAAGGAAATATGTCACCGTTGGACGACATGTATATCATTTTGTCTCGTTTGGCCTGGCATGCGATATTTTTTTGCGGTTGGGTATGTCTTATTGGGTTACTTCTAGTTTTCCACTGCATCAGAGTCTTGGCTTCCGGTGGTGCTCTGTGTGACGGATTGCCTATTGTGTGACTGTAACTGCCGTCGTCGTTGAAGACGTAAGCATGGTCACGACCATCGTTGGCAATTTTGAAACTGGTGAATCCGACCTGCTTGGCAAGTGCGCGACACTCCTCGACTTGATGCTTGTTGTGATCAAACACAATCATCTTCCATGTGGCGCGACCACCTGCGTTGATGAACTCCTGCGCATTTGCTAACACCCGTTGGTATGAAGTGCCTTTACGATGTAGATGGTGGGTGTCTTCTAAACCGTCTAGATCGAACAGTATAACAGGATCGCTGTTGGCCAGTTGACTCCAGAATTTCGAATCTCGCGAATGTCCATTTGTGTTGATTTCTATGTGTAGAGTCTGGTTATTGCCGCGTAGATATTCCACTATCTCAATCGCTTCTGGATTCATGTTGAAGTCTCCAAAATTGCCATTGAACTTTACAAGTTCCAATCTTCGAACCAATCCTGGATCGAAGACCTTACGGAAATCGTTTAGAGAAATATTGGTAACAGGATAGCCGGCATTGTGTTTCATTCCATAAAAATTCCTCGGACACATCGGACAGGACGCCACACAATAACTGGAAATTTCCAAGTGCAGAGACGTTATTTCATTCACAGACAGCATGACTGGTATTTAAAGCCAAAAAGATTGACCCAGAAAGAAAACTCGTATAAACAAGTGCGATAGGCAAACCACAACTTTTAAAAAAAATTTCATAGGCAAACATAGCATCGCAACCAGTGAGCAGGGAAATGCGGCCGACAAGGCGACAGGTGAATCCTTTGATGCAAACGGCAAAAAATGATGGGGCTCTTAGAAAAAGTTAAACCCCAGGTCTGTCATGGATTATTATACAAAGACATGGCGGGCTCGCGTTGTAATGAATGAGCTAACGGGTACAGCACAACCGCCCGACTACGGTAGCGATGTATAGTGACTGCGAACTCACCACAGGGTTCAAGTCGGTTCGGCTAGAAATAGCCGAATTGTGACTGCTCATCTACCACAGGCGACGCATAAATGCGTCATTTATTTTCACAACTGCGTAAGTTAAAAAAAGAAACGAGCGCTAGCGAAGTTTCAGATGGCGTAAGCCGTCTCTGACAGGTCATTAAGTACACTACAATGGAACTACTCTGGGATCACACACTGGGCAAACAGGAACACACCGACGTGGTGCTGTGCCGACCCATGGCCATAGTGGACTCTGACGAGGAACACGAGGCCCTGGATCGTGGATGGCTGGCGCTGGACCACCCGGTCATGAAGCAGGAGGTGTGGTATCAAAGCCGTAGCACCAGGATCAACCTGGACCTGTACCGACCAAGATACGCCAAACACCAGTGGGACGGCAGAGACATAGGCTATAAAATAATCGACGCGTCGGAGATGGTGAGGCTGTTGGGACTGCCCGGAATATACGACGAATACATGAAGAGGAAGGGGTTCTCGCAGGACTACACGCCATTCGCGCACTACCATGACAGGGACCAGTTCATGATATTCTACGTGGGCACAGCGGACAACATCATAGGCTTCACTAAACAGAAGCGTTACAAGTGGGAGATGGACCACTACAGCACCATAGACAACTACGACGTAAGGGATCTGGCGGGCCTGGAAAGTGTGATACACGCCAACCGGGTGCAGGTATCAGACATCACCCTGGACATGGAGATAGAATGGGCATCCATGAACCATGTGAGTTACTTCTACATGGGGTCAGGGTATGAGAAAAGTAGCCTGTACAAGGCCAACTTCAGGGGATTCGAGTGGTGGACGGGCACCCGATGGAGCACTGACAAGAAGCAGTATCGCAGGCTGTGTGAGCGTGACTCTAGGATTGACCGTTTTTCCGATCTCGGAAACCTTTCACTGATTCCAGATAAGACTTAGACCAATTTTTATAATAGGGACCTTTCTCTAACATCTCGCTGTACCTGTTCAACTTGCTCAATCGCTGTGCGAGGAATAACGTGTACTCGCCGTTGTTCAGTTTGACATCCTTCACACGTTCGTCGATCTCAGGGTGGTCCTCCAGGATCACTATGTCCCTGCCCATGTAGTATCCGTTTAGGTCATATGCCAACCGTTCGGTCTCGGTGGCCGTGAAGTGGTCCGGTTCCGCTATCATGACCAGCACGTCCTTCTCGTCGAAGTCGAAGTCCGCGATGTGTTGCGACAGCGTGGGGTAGTCAGCCACTCCGTCCAGTTCCAGGAACTCCACCCTACCATCTATGATGGCCCGCTGTGCGAACGGGCAAGGTGGCAGGTCACCGAAAACCGGATTGGGTCTTGTTACGAAATCACTGATCCAGTTCCGTATCGTCTGCGTTGGTGTCTGCTTGTTGTTCTTGGGTTGAGTCATCATGTATGTCCTTGATCCTTTGTAGCGCCTCCTGTAGCAACTTCTCCTTGGTGTCCAGTTTGGCCTCTAGGTTGGCTATGGTCTTGTTGAGTTCACCTATCTTGTGTCCGCAACTCTGAACATCGTCGTTGCTGTGCTCCAGTTTGATCATCAACTGCTTGATGCGGCTCTCCTTGGATTTGGCGTTGTCCAAGGCGTCATCTCTGTCCTTGGAGATGTCCTGGATTGTGGCCTTGAGTTCTTTGACTAGATCGTTAGTCGACATAATGTTCTGTAATTATCAGGTTTTTTGCGCACCATAATAGTATACTATATTTTAGAAGAAAGGCTGACCGGTTTTTTTCGCGGTGTCCAGGTTCTCTTTTACCAGTTTGCTAACTATTTCTCGCTCATCCGGGCTGAGGTTCAGTGACTCCTGCCAGGTCATGCCACCCCTCATGTACCAACAGATCTTCATCAGTTCCATTTTGAGGTTCTTGGTGTCGCTCTCTAGGTCCTTGATATACTTCACGATGTCAGGGCTGTTGCGTGTCAGCAGTTCTATACGAAAAAATTTGAGTTATCGAATGTCAGTGGTACTTCGTACGTAGACGGCACCCCTTTTTTGATCTGTTCTTCGGTGGCCTTCAGTTTGAGTGCGGGTATCTGTGTCTGGTTCCTCAGATCGCCTAGCAGTTTCTGTATCTCGTCCACGGTCTTGGCATCTGTGTTGTTGCAGAAATCGATGATCTGTTTCCTGTCCGTCACCTCCGTGCCATCGGGCGTGGTTATAGACTTGATGCCATCCAACAGCAGTGAGAAATTGATCTTGTTTATCTTGTCAAACGTGTCCCTGAACACCTTGCTACGATCCTCGTCAGTGAGAGCGGAACTGTCCAATGCGCCAAACATCTTCTGACTCTCGAAATTGGCCAACTGCACTTTGGTGAGACTCTTGTAGGTTAGTGGTTCCATCACTATAGTGAATCCCTTGCTGGTGGTCACTGTGTCTTTTATTTCAACTTTTGCTAGGTCCTCCAAGAGTGCGGGTAGGTTGAGAGTGTGTTCGCCTTCCTCGTTGGTGACAGGTACTCTGAACTTGATATTCATGGTCTCCCCGTACGTGGCTATCCTGATGGCCAGCAACACCGCATCGGTGTCGTAGTTGACCATCTGCCATGGGTCTTTGAAATTTGGTATGCAACTCCGGATCACATCCACCGTGCTCTGTCCACTCAGCATGGCATCTGGGGTCTTGAATGCCAACTCGTCCTTGGCGTTCATTGGCATCACGGGTATCTCCCCGGTCTCAGTGGGCGTGAACACCTGATCTGAGTAGTAGCGTCCGCGGCTCGGCAGTTTGATGTACACTGTGGGCTGTCTATAGTACTTCTCTAATGGAGTCTGATCCGTCATTTTTTTATTCTATAAATATACACTAGTTGCGTATAGATGTCTATATTTATATGCGCACAAAAAGGGGCAGATTAAAACCATATGGACAAGGAATTACAGCGATTACTGGAGGACGTGCTCACCGAGTTGAAGGGACTGGTCATCCATCTCAAAGGATCAAACAGGGCCCTGAAAGAATCGGCCAAGAACGAAAAAGAAAAATCACTGTATCATAAAACACAGATTAGAGTGATCAAGGATCTGATCAAAAAACGCAAGGAATCTGGCGAATCATATGATGACCTGCAGGCAGAACTCAAAGAGACCACCAAGGAGTTGGACGAGCTAGGAAAGAGCGCCAAATCAAGCGGCCTGGGACTGTTGTCCTTCCCCAAAAAGTTAGCAAAAGCGGCGCTGAACACAGCCACCGCCATGGGCAAGACCGCGCTGGCATTCACGGACGTCAGCAAACCCATAACCAGTCTGTCAGACGTAGTGGCGGCCGGCATCGACGAGATACCAGGTATCGGCAAAGTCTCGATGGCGTTGGCCTCAGACTTCGACACGCTCCGAGAAAGTTACATTCAGTTGTCACGCACCGGTGCCACGTTCAATGGTAACCTATTGGGACTGTCCAAGGTGGCCAAGGAGGCGAGCATACCACTGCCCAAGTTGGTGGATCTCATAGCCACCAATGGTGCAGTGTTGGGCGCGTTCTTTGGCAGTGTGCAGGCGGGGGCAGACCAATTCATAAGCCTGGGACGTGAACTCAAGAACGTGACCGAGCGTGACCTGGCACAGTTTGGACTGACCACCGACGAGACCGCCCAGTACATGATGACCTTCCTCGAAGCCGAGAGGTCTAGGGGCAACCTACAAAGATTCACCAACACACAACTGGTCGAGTCCACCAAGCAGTACACACTCAACCTGGCCAAGCTCAGCGCCATGACGGGCAAGAGCATAGACCAGTTGAATGAGGAACAGCAGGCCGCGAACGCAGACGCACTGTTCAGGGCCAAACTTGCCACCATGGACAAGGAGACCGCGGACATCATAACCAAGGCCTACAGCCAGATGGGCCCTGGACTGCAACAGTTGACCAAAGACATGCTGGCGTTCGAGGGACCGGTCAGCCAGATAGGACGGGACCTCACGGTAGCCACGCAGGGACAAATACTAGGGCCACTGCAGAAGTTACTCAACAACGCCGGGGACTCTGATGCGCTAAGGCAATTCCAGAACTCGGTTGGTCGTATCGGGGATAACCTGCTCCGGGACGGACAGGCCTTCGCAGACGTAGCCATACTGACCGGAGACTTCGCTGGGGTGTTCGAGGAGTTTGTTCCGCGTATCAGGAGACAGATCAGCGAGGAAGGCCTTGCGGGCGTGCTGGAACAGATCAGTGAATCCGGTAAGGCGGCAGTAAATGTATTCAGCCAATTCGACACAATATCAACGACGATGCAGGACGCCAGGATCGCGACCACGCTACCGGCCACACTGGCGGCGAGCTCGGCGATAGCACAGAAGTTGGCGGAGATGTCCGTCGACGGAGGAGTCCTAGACCGATTTGGCGGTGCAGTTTCCGGGGCCACGGACGCACTCTACCGAATGATGGGCATAGAGGACAGCACAGGAACTCGTGACACCCGACCGTTCATGGAACGAATGTTCGACGCTGACCCGGACACTCCGGGAGTGCAGTTTTTCAACCCCAGGGGACACCGCAAAAAGGTAGTAAATGACCAAGCAGACATGACAGGAGATCAGCGCAGGGCGTTGCGCTTCGCCACAGGATCGGACGGGCTCCAAAACTTCGGCAGTGGCACGATGGCCATACTGCACGGCATGGAGGCCGTGGCCACCAAGGATCAACTGGCCGGCCTGGCCAATGACCTGCTTGCGAAAGGCGCCATGATCGGCGCATCTAGTAACACATTAACATCAGGCACAATATCACAGGACCAAAACTTAACCGGGATAGATATGACCACATTGAATTCGAACACAAAAGAACTGATAGATTTGAACAAAAAGGTGGCTCAACACTTAAATACGCTTGTAACGATAGGTGCCATGACAGAAAAGAATACCAAAAACTTCAATAATAGACTTGCTAACATGGGCGGAAGTCTAGTATAATAAAGTATGGCTTGGAAAAAATACTTCAAAGACGCTAACCTCTCTCCCATATCTGGTGAGAAGGTACCCAACTTCGCCAAGAGGAACTACAGTTCTTACCTGCCGGACGTGTACACCGGACACCCCAACAGGATACAGAGATATTTCCAGTATGACCAGATGGACTCAGACTCCGAGATCAACGCGGCGTTAGACATCCTGGCGGAATTCTCCACGCAGACCAATACAGAAAACGAGACACCGTTCGACATCGTGTTCAAGGACGAGACCACGGAGCATGAGGTCAAACTGTTGAAGAAGGCCCTGCAACAATGGACCAAGTCAAACAAGTTCAACAAGAGGATATTCAGAATTTTTAGAAATGCATTGAAGTACGGAGACTGTTTCTTCGTCAGAGATCCAGAGACCATGAAATGGTTGTACGTGGACAACGCGAAAGTTGACAGGATCGTTGTGAACGAATCCGAAGGCAAGAAGCCAGAACAGTATGTCATAAGGGACATCAATCCCAACCTACAGAGATTATCAGCAACACAGATCACACCCAACCAGACCTATGGTGGATCGGGAACCACAGGCGGCGGTACTGCCGCATACGGATCCAGTTACGCCAACCAAGGTGCCACAAACAACATGAGTGGATTCGCAGGTGGCCAGGGCGGAAGGTTCTACAAGACCATGAACGCCTACAACATCAACGCCGAACATGTCATACACATGAGCATGAGCGACGGGTTAGACAACCTGTTCCCGTTTGGACAATCGGTTCTAGAACAAGTTTTTAAAGTTTACAAACAGAAAGAATTATTGGAAGATGCGATCATCATCTACAGGGTGCAGAGGGCACCTGAGAGAAGGGTGTTCTACATCGACGTGGGTAACATGCCAACGCACTTGGCGATGCAGTTCGTGGAGAGGGTCAAAAACGAGATCAACCAAAGACGGATTCCAAGCACGGCGGGTGGTACTAACTTCATAGACGCCACATACAACCCGATGAGTATCAACGAAGACTACTTCTTCCCACAGACTGCGGAAGGTAGGGGATCTAAAGTGGACACGCTACCAGGTGGTACCAACCTGGGCGAGATCGATGACCTTAGATACTTCACAAACAAACTGTTCAGGGGATTGAGGATACCAAGTTCTTACCTACCAACGGGTGCGGAAGACGGACAGCAACAGTACAATGATGGTAGGGTTGGAACTGCGTACATCCAGGAACTGAGATTCAACAAGTATTGCGCAAGACTACAGTCAATGCTGGCGGCAACTTTCGACGAGGAGTTCAAACTTTGGATCAAATCCAAAGGCTACAACATCGACAACGGAATGTTCGAACTCAAACTGAATCCACCACAGAACTTCGCACAGTACAGGCAGACGGAGATGGACCAAGCGAGGGTCAACACATTCACAGCGGTTGCGGAACTGCCTTACATGAGTAAGAGATTCGCACTGAAGAGATATCTTGGACTGTCTGAGGAAGAGATGGCAAGGAACGCCGAGCTTTGGGCGGAAGAAAACAACGTGCCACAGAAGAAACAGACCAAGTCCAACCAACTCAGAAGTGCTGGAGTCACACAGTCCGGCATAACGGGGGACCTAGACCAGTTCGAGGAACCAACAGCGGAACCAGAATCACCAGAACCGGGCTCACCACAGCCGGGACAGCCGGGACAGGCGCCAGGAGGCGGTGGTACCACACCAGGTGGGACAGGTGGCGGAGGCCAGGTCTAAAGGATTAAATACTGAAAATGAAACTATTTGAATTCTTCACATACACAGCAGACGGGTTTGAACAGGACAAGACCTATGAGCCAGAGAACGACATCTCCATACTGGACTCAGAGGACACCAGGAAGACCAGACTAACACTGAAACAGATCAACTCTATGAGACTGGCGTCAGAGGCACACGACGCACAGCAGAAGGAAGAAGCGGTATTCGTCCAAAAGATGTACGGACAACCAGCGCAAGACGATAACTTAGAGTTATAATGTCATCCACAGCATTCGTACTAGGCAACGGTCAGTCCCGTAGGGGCATAGAAATCAACGATCTCAAAGAAAAAGGTACCGTGTTCGCCTGCAACGCGGTGTACAGGACACATCAACCCCACTTCCTGATAGCGGTGGATCCCAAGATGATACTGGAGATAGCGGAGACCGACTACATGCTACATAATAAAGTGTGGTCGAACTTCAACGCACAGTACAACAAAAACCCAAAGATACTGAATCATGTGAACTGGTTCAAGCCCAGCCTGGGATGGAGCTCGGGCCCAACCGCACTGAGGATGGCCTGTGAGCACGGTTTCCGGGAGATCTACATACTGGGTTTCGACTACCAAGGGCTTGCGGAGAAGAACGGCAAGAACAACAGATACAGATTGAACAACATATTCGGTGACACCAGGAACTACAAGAAGCACAGCGACGAGGCCACGTTCTACGGCAACTGGATGAACCAGACCAAAAAGTGTCTCAAGGACTTCCCTGACACCAAATTCCATCGCGTGATACCCAAGGGATGGTTCCGACCCAAGGACATCGAGTGGGCGGGCAACATAGATCACCCCTCCACAGAGGAATTCCTGGCAAAATTCGACCTACAGATAAAAATCTAGCCAAAATCACACCTTTTTAGCCTGTTTCTGCCACCGTTTTAGCGCCTTTGTAGTAAATACATTACACTTATAAGTACAAATCGACCTAATAGAAGGAGCACGTGTAAAATGTCAACTAATAAATTTGAATCGTTATTAGAATTGCTAATCAACGAAGAGAACGAAAAGGCAGAAGCCCTTTTCCACGAAATAGTAGTAGAGAAGTCAAGAGACATCTACGAAAACCTAGCAGACGAAGAAGTTACTGCTGAGGCCAAAGAAGAATCAAAAGACGAAGAAGTTAAGGAAACTGAAGAATCCAAAGAGGACAAAGTAGAAGAAACTGCTGAAGAGTCTAAAGAGGATGACAAAGTTGAAGAAACTTCTGAGGAGTCTAAAGACGAGCAAGTAGACGAAGTTGTTGAGCTAGAAGACGAAGCAACTGAATCTGAGACAACTGAAGAAGAATCAATCGAAGAAGTGGGCGGTGACGCCACTGACGAATTGGTCAAAGACATATCTGCTGAAGAAGAAGGCGAGATGGATGCTGACAACGGTGAAGAGATGCCAGCGGACGACGCCGAGGACAAAGGCGAAGAAGATATGGAAGACAGAGTTGTTGACCTAGAAGACGCTTTAGACGAGTTAAAAGCAGAATTCGAAGCAATGATGGGCAAAAAAGATGACATGGACGACAAGATGGACATGGACATGGACAAAGAAGAATCTTTAGAGCCTACTCCAGAAGTTGAAATGGAAGCGAAACACATGGATAAGAAAAAAGAAGACATGAAAGAGTACAAAAATCCTGTGAAAGCGGACCATTCAGACGGATCAGACAAGTCAGCGAAATCACCAGTTAAAGATGCTGGAACAAAGATGCCAAAAGGTGGTGACAACATCGCCAAAGGATCTGCAGAAGAAAAAGGCAGACCGGCACCTACAGCACAGAAGATGGCAGGTGACTTCGAGAACACAGGCGGAAAAGCAAAATCTACTTCTTTCAAGAAGCAGGAGAAGGCGAACACCGCTGATGGTTCAGACAAATCTGCTAAATCACCAGTTGCCGCAAAGTAATTGTTGATTTAAACAGGGAGATCATTGAATGTCAACACTATACCTAAGGGAAAATCTAACTTTTGATCAAGCCAGGGTACAGGTCTTACACGAGGGAAAAGACGGTAAGGATTTGTACATGAAGGGCATCTGTATCCAAGGTGGGATCAAGAACGCGAACCAGAGGGTTTACCCAGTTTCTGAGATTGCCAAGGCAACAAAGACACTGAATGACCAGATCAGTTCAGGATATTCCGTGCTAGGTGAGGTTGATCACCCAGATGATTTAAAGATTAATTTGGACCGTGTGTCTCACATGATCACTGAGATGTGGATGGACGGACCAAATGGATACGGCAAGATGAAGATCCTGCCAACACCAATGGGCCAACTTGTCAAGACCATGCTGGAATCGGGCGTGAAACTGGGCGTTAGCAGTAGGGGAAGTGGAAACATTTCCGAGTACGGCAACGGTGAAGTTTCAGACTTCGAGATCATCACGGTGGATGTTGTGGCCCAACCTTCGGCACCAGGTGCTTACCCAACGCCAATTTACGAACACCTAATGAACACCAAGGGTGGAAACATGGCGAAAGGTTTGGCGGCCGAAGTTAGAAATGACCCAAAAGCACAGAAGTTCCTCAAAGAGGCGTTAACAAACATAATAAAGGACCTGAAATAACATGATCGATGCAATATCAAAACTTGTTGAGTCTGGCGCTATCTCAGAAGATGTGAAGAACAGCATCCAAGAAGCGTGGGATTCAAAAATCAAGGAAAACAAAGAGCAAGTGGGAGCCGAGTTAAGAGAAGAGTTCGCCAAGAGATACGAACACGACAAGGCAAACATGATCGAGGCGATCGACAAGATGATGAACGAGAAGTTGTCTGAAGAGATCACCAAGTTCGTGGAAGACAGAAAAGCACTTGCACAAGAAAAAATCGCCTACAAAGAAAACGTGGGCAAACATTCTGCCAAGTTAGAATCATTCATTCTAAACAAACTGTCAGAAGAGTTGAAAGAACTACACAGCGACCGTAAAGGTGTACACGAAAACTTCAAGAAGATGGAAGAATTCGTTGTTGGTGCTCTTGCCAAAGAAATCAAAGAGTTCCATGAAGACAAAAAAGGCGTTGTGGAAACGAAAGTCAAACTTGTTGCCGAGGCCAAGAAACAGATGGCCAAGATGAAAGAGGCTTTCATTACAAGATCTGCCAAAGTTGTAGAGTCTGCAGTGAACAAGAAACTTGCTGAGGAGCTGAAATCTCTGAAGGAAGACATCACTGCCGCGAGAGAAATCAACTTCGGCAAGAAAATATTCGAAGCGTTCGCTTCAGAGTACCAGAATTCTTACTTGAATGAGAAATCTGAGACTTCGAAGCTGATGAAAGTTGTGGATGAAACCACTCTTAAGTTGAAAGACGCTGAGAAAGTCATCGAAGAGAAACAAGCGGTGATTGAGTCCAAGGAGGCGGAAGCCAGAAGACAAGCGGACTTGATGGAACGCAAGGAAAAGATGGCTGAGATGCTCAAACCATTGGGCAAAGACAAGAGTGAAGTTATGAGTCAACTGTTGGAATCAGTTTCAACAGCGAAACTTGAGGCTTCGTTCAACAAGTATCTACCACACGTGATGGCTGACAAGGC